TATCCTAAAGATATTGATTTTTTATTTATCATAATTCTCACTTGATATTTTGAATAATTTTTTCTATGTCTTAATGTTATACCTTTATGTCCGCTTTTTGATAATTTATTAAGATTACTATTTAAACTGTTTTCACTTCTACCTGTACATCTTAAATTTTGCACACGATTGTCTAATGGGTTTCTATTTATATGGTCTACAATTTCTTTGCTAGGACAATTAGTTAAATATCTATGAAGTTTAATTTCTTTTTTAGTTTCTTTGTTCCATCCGACCACTACAAAATAATTATTATACATTCTTGCTAAATGCCAAAATATTTTTTCAACCTTTTCTCTTTTATCCGTATCAATTAAAACTTCTTTTTTCCCGTATTTTTTGCTTATTATTATCATTTTTGTATAATCTTTGCATACAACAAAAGAATTATGACATTCGTTTCTATGTCTAATTTTACTTTCTTTTTTTTCCTTTTTTTCAATATAGTAATTTTTTCTACAAGTTATATTGCAAAAGTGAAGTTTTGACCTATTAAAATCACTAGGACGTAAATTTATTTCTTTTTTGCAACAATCGCAATACGTTATCATAATTATATAATACATTAGTATTTGGTTAAAGTCAATGAGTTATAATTTTGGTAAAAACAGAAAACAAGTTTTAAATATTAATTAATTTCTAACTGGTAGCAAAATTAAAAGCAAACCACCTAATAAATAGGTGGCTTTTTTTGACTGAAAAAGATATTAGTTTGAATAAATGAAAAATAGTTAAATTTGCTCTATATATACTTCCGTCCTGGGGTTTAATTTATCGTAATAGACTCTTGAGCCGTCCGTTGATACTATTATACTACAATTATCATCTAAAAGCACGTTTTTTTTAACAAGGCAATCGTGTAATGCAGAATGCAAATTAATTAAATCAACTTTTCGTTTAGTAGGCATATAATAAAGGGCTTTTAGATTAATCGGAAAATCAATTATAGGTATATTCGGACATAGCAATAAAAAATCCTTTTCGTATTGTTTATAGGTATTTGACGGTGATATGAACCGCTTGCCTGTTGCTTTGTTTACGAAAATGTTTGAACTGTTTTTCTTTGTGACAGGTGCTAAAGGTATGATAAATCTATATATTTCTTGCATAATTTTATTATACTATAAAAAAAGTATTTACTTTTTAAAATTTTTATTTTATAATCTAAAATGTTACAGATTGAAAAGGATATGAAAATGATTACTACGTTAGAAAACTTAACAGAAAAGGTAACACAAAACCGTTTAAAAAACTTAGCAATTAATATTGTTAAGTATCAAAATTTTAAAACTAGTGTAATTTTAAAAAAGATTGACAATGCTGGCTATTCTAAGCAAACATTAATTTCTTATATTAATTCTGGTATTGCGTATATTAATGGCGGAAACAAATTCAGTAAATATGGAAATATATACAAGTACATTGATGAAGCGATAAAAGATTGCGTTCAACCGTTGACACCAGCTTTTAATGAAAAAAGGGATTTTTCGAAATCAAAGTTTAAAAACAAAAATGTAGAAATACCAGTTCAAAAGGTTTTAAATAAAATTAAAGTGAATGCAAAGCAATTCCAGTATGCGGTAAAAATTGAAAACTGTTTAAACATAGTAGAAAACAATGACGAAGCGATTGGATTTAATAAATGTTTGGCGTATATGAATAAGCCAATAGGTTCAATAGTTAAGGTTGTTATCGAGGAATGCGAATGAAAACGGAAGAAGAAATAAGAAAAAGACTTGAAAATATAAAAGAATATGTTATGAGTGTACCGAAAAATGCTCTCTTGATTGAAAAAGAACGTATAAGTTTTGCAGGTTCAAGTGGTGCAATAGAGGTTCTTGAATGGGTTTTAGAAAGAGAGGAAGAATGAAAACGATTTATTCTGTATGGTTATTACCTCCAACTATTGAATATTCAGCTTCATTAAGAGGTTTGTTTAAAAACGAATTAACAGCAAAAGAATTTTTAGAAAACAAATCAAAAGAATATTCTGGGGTTAACCTACAAATAATACCAATAGAAACAGATTTGTTTGAAAGCGAGGAAGAATGACAAAGAATATTTTAGTTGAAATAGAAAAACAGGCAAAAGAATTGTGGAAAAAAGAAAAAGAATTACAAGAGCAAGCAAGAGAATATTGCAAAGATAAAAAATTCAAAATAGTAAAACCGATTTATTATTCAGGATATCAAAATAATTTACAAGGTCGTGAGTGTTATATTATGCCGTATATAGACCGTGGAGAACTACTTGCCTCTTGTATCGTATATAATAAGAAAACCAAAAAAATTGATATTCTGCATTATTACGGTCATAATATGAGTTTTTATAAGGAAATAAAATAATGAACGAACCAATCATAAACGGCATAGATGTAAGCGAATGTTGTTGTTTTGAAAATAATAGATGTTTATGGTCTAAAAGATATTATGAAAATAATAATGTTGCACCGCCTTGTGAAGCAGTAAAAAATTGCTATTTCAAACAACTCAAATGCTTAGAGCAGGAAAATAAAGAGTTGAAACATAGAAATAAAAATTTAAAACTTGCATTATCAACTTATGAAATGCCAGAAGTGGTTAAAGTATTAACGGATTGGCGAACAGGAGAACTCCAACTTCAAGAAAACAAATTAAATAAATACAAACAAGCTATTGAAGAAATAAGAAGTTATTGCGATGAACAAAATATAAAAGCAGATTATACGGCTTGTTATTGTTATATTACAAACAAAATTGATGAGGTTTTAAATGACAACCAATAAAGACAAAAACTTGCAATATATAAATTGTCCAAAATGTAAATGGCACGGAGCAGTTATTAATATAAAAACGGGTTTAATAACTTGTCAATATTGTATGTATAGGAGTAAAAAGAAAAATGCAAGATAGATTTAGATTTAGAGTTTGGAACATAAAAGAAAAAGAAATGATTTATAACGCCGAAATTGCTTATGATGGTATGAATTATAATACCGAATGGCAACTAGGCAAAAATGAAAATGACGGGTGGGTTGATTGTTTTGGCTACTATTTAGACTATCCCGAAGAATATGAAGTTATGCAATGCACAGGACTTAAAGATAAAAACGGCAAGCTAATTTTTGAAGGGGATATAGTCAAAAAGGAAGTATTTATTGATTATCAAGGCGACGGACAATTTCAACCTGATGTATATGTTGATAGAACTTATATAGGAGTTGTTCATTTTACGGCTTCTAATGGTGCAACATTACAAAAAGTAAAAGTTTATGAAACTGAAAGCCCTTATGAGCCTAAAAAACAAAGAGATAAAAGGGAATGTCCTAAAGCTACAAAATTAATTGCTTGTAGAAGTGAAGTAATTGGCAATATCTATGAAAATAAGGAGTTATTAGATGAATAATAGCTATTGGATATTAAAAGCGACTGGATTAATTTTAATTGCAATTCTTATAATGATAATTGCAATAACACAAATAGAAATAATAAATAAGCTAGATAAATTGATTGAATTAAATACGCCAGAATTTGTAAATGTAATTCCTGAAGATTTTAATTTAACAAAAAATTAATTCTAGGCGTGCCAGAATAAAAAATAATACGTATAAAATATATAAGATATAGTTTTATATATCTAAAATAAAAAACAACGCTTAAAACGTATTTTAAAAGGTATTAGTTAAAATGTTTACAGAAAATAAATGTTGTAATATAATAAAGGTAGGAACTAGGAATTGAGGTAGCTCCCAAATCCGAAAGAATGGTTCTTGAACATTTTGTTCCTACTTTTTATTCAAGATAAATACATATCAAGAGTGTATTATTTTAGCTAAATTAATATACTCCTAATAAAAGGAGAAACAATGGAAGAAGATAAAAACAGAACAATTTTGTATATTTATAAAAATTGGAAAGAAACTATTGATTGTTTACCAAAAAAATATCGAGGAAGAGCTTGGGAGTTAGTAATAAATTATGCATACGGTGAAAATATTGAACTCGAAAAAGAAAATTGTTATATTCAAATGGCAGTAAAAAGTTTATTACCACTTGCAAAATTAAAGTGTAAAAGTGGCTCACAGGGCGGAAAAAGCAACAATCCTTCAGGAAAAAAGAAAACAAATTTAGATGCTAATTTAGATGCTAATTTAGGTGTTAATTTAGGTGCTAATCCTTATAAAGAAGAAAATAAAGAAGAAAATAAAGAAGAAAATAAAGAAGAAATAAAAATAAAGTATGGAGAATTTAAAAATGTTTTTCTTGCTGGCAAAGAATATAAAAAACTAAAAGAAATATATGCAGAAAAATTAGATGAAGCAATTAATGTTCTTTCAAGCTATATTGCAAGTAAGGGAAAAAAATATAAAAGTCATTATGCTGTACTAGGCAAGCATAACTGGGTTTATGAAAAAGTATGCAAAATGCAAGAAAATAAGTATAATAAAAATTATGGTTCGGGACTATTTTAAGAGGTAGCTATGGAGTATAGAAACAAATTAAAAGAGTTAGGAATATTTTTAGAAAAATCAGGCAGGCAGACTTGTCCTAAATGTTCGGCAAGTAGAAAAAATAATAAAGAAAAATGTTTAACAGTAACTTATGATACTGATGCAGTTCTATATAATTGCCATCATTGCGGCTGGAGTGGTAGTGTATTTTATAGAGAAAAAATAATACACAAAAAGATATACAAGAAACCAGAAGAACCAAAAAAAGCTGAAAATCAGTCACCGCTAGTAAAATACTTTGCAAAAAGAAAAATATCAGAAGAAACTTTAAAAAAATACAATATAACCTATAACGAGCAAAAAGAAATACAGCTACCATATTACAAAAATGGTGAACTGGTAAATATAAAATACAGAACAAATTTAGGTAATGGCAAAAAAACATTCAGGCAAGAAAAAGATAGTGAAAAAACATTTTATGGAATGGATTTTGTTGATAAAGAAAACCCGCTAATTATTGTAGAGGGTGAAATGGACGTTCTGGCACTCGCAGAAGTTGGAATATACAGCGTATCTGTACCCCAAGGAGGTAGTGATACAAAATTAGAATGTATTGAAAATTGCTGGGAATGGATAAAAGAGTTTAAAGAATTTATTATTGCAGTAGATAATGATGAAGTAGGCGACAAATTAAAGAATACATTACTAGATAGATTTGGTAAAGAAAACTGTAAAATAGTAAACTGGGGAAATTATAAAGATGCAAATGAAGTATTAATGGCTGGCGAAGATGTAGCTGGCTATATTGCAAATGCTACTGTATTGAACCCAGATGGACTAAGTTTTTATTATGAAAATTTTGACAATATATACAAGCATATTTTTGAACAAGATACAGATTTTTACTCTACTGGCTGGAAAAAGTTAGATAGTTTATTAAAAATAAGAACAGGCTATTTAATGGTGATAACTGGATATCCTTCACGTGGAAAGTCTACTTTTGTAGATAATTTACTTGTAAATCTATCTATGCAATATGGGTTAAAACATTTACTAGCTAGCTTTGAAACCACACCAGAAGATTCTTATGTAACTTTATTGGAAATGATAAAGCAGAGTTCGTTAAAAAAATTAAAAGAAAACAATGATGTATTTAGCGAGTTTGAATTTATTGCAGAACATTTTTATAGATTATCGGTTGAAAAAATTTGGAATATTGATGAAATCATAAAAATGACGGAATTTATGGTTAAAAGATATGGCATAAAAACTTTAGTAATAGACCCATATAATAGGTTAAACAATGATTACAGCGACAGGGAGGACAAATATATAGGTAATATACTTGCTAAACTTTGTATGCTATCAAAGAAATTGAATATTTTAGTAATATTCGTGGCACACCCCAAAAAACCAGATGGAGAAAAAGTTCCTACAATGTACTCGATTTCTGGTTCGGGCGACTGGTACAATATGGCAGATTATGGAATTATAGTCCACAGGGAACGAAATGAAGATACAAAAGAATTAAGTAATGAACCTACTATTACAGTGGCAAAAGTAAAAAACTTCAGACTCGGTAAACCTAGTGGGGGTGAAATAACGCTTAAATATAATGTAGAGAAAAGAATATTGGAGGATTAATGGAAAAAATATATCTGGACAATGGTGACGCAGTCTACATAAATATGAAAAAAATAAATTTTTTAATTATACATAAAACCTTTGTAGAATTTAATTTTAGTAACGGACAAACATATATAATAAATCGTCAAAATTGTAGCGAAATAATAGCAGAAATAGAAAAAAAGATAATGACTGTAATTAAATGGTACTAAATAATTATTAACAAATGTAAATTATTTGTATGATATTTTAATTAAATGGTTGCAAAAAACTATAGAAGTGTTATAATTAATAATAATAGATAAAGAGGTATTAGTTATGAAAAAGAAGTTATTTATTAGAAATTTAATTAAATGGACAGTTGCAACATTAATTATTTTAGCAGTTGTTATTTTTGGGTACTTTACTATAAGTATAGACCCATCAGATGTACCCGATGAAATGTTAAAGCAAATTCAACAAGAGGAAGGGCTTAAATAAGCTCTTCCTAAAAGATATTAGTTTGAAAGTGAGGTTAAAATGAATACTTTATTAAACGTAAATGGAACTTATTATTTGAATGGTGACAAAATTACATACTCGCAGTATGTAGAGTTATTAAATACAGGTTTCGCAGGAAAAGATGTATTGTTTAGCTTGTATGATGACAAAAATAATGTAGTAATTAAAGTGAAACAATAAGGAGTAAAAATGAAAAAAAAAGAAGTAATAAAAGACTGTATAGAAGCACTTAATAATGGTGCAGATATGACAGAAGTAGTTGATTATATTGAACAATATACAGACTATAATCCAACCGAAATTGTAGATGAAATTTACAAAAAAGAAGTATTGAGGTAATTATGGCAAAAGTAGGCAGACCAAAAGGCACTAAAAAAACTCCAAGAGTTGATTATCATAGGCGAATTTTACCCGAATGGGTCAAGGTGCTTGATATGAAATTAGATGAGTTAAAAAAAGGTTATTCAAATTATCAAAAAAGTATTTACAAATAAAAAGTTTTATTATATAATTTTTAAAAAGAAAGAGGTATTTGTTATGGGCAACAGAGCAGTAATTACTACAAGAATTAAAAAAATAGGTGCTTATTTACATTGGAATGGAGGACGAGATAGTGTTCAAGCATTCTTGGCATACTGCAAGTTAAAAGGATATAGCAGTCCAGAGAATGACTGTTATGGCTGGGCGAGATTATGTCAAGTAATAGGCAACTATTTCGGCGGTGGCAATTCAATAGGGATAAACAGATACGAAAATTTAGACATTGATAACGGTGACAATGGAGTATATATAATTGAAAACTGGGAAATAATTGACAGGTTATTTTATTCGGGAAGAGAACAAAATGAATATAGCTTGTTAGATATGCTACAAGATATAAACGAACAACAACCAGAAAAAGAAAAATTAACAAATGAAGAAATACGTGAGTACGTGAGAAATTTAGGAGAAGTATAAATGGAAAGATTGTTTAAAATTCAACAAGAATTAAAAGCACCAAAAGACCAATACAATTCATACGGTGAATATAATTATAGGTCGGCAGAGGGAATATTAGAAGCTGTAAAACCTTTATTAAAAGAAACAGGAACAGTATTAACATTAACTGATGATGTAACACAACTAGGAGAAAGATATTATGTAATTGCAACAGCTACACTTTATGATGCAACAACAGGAAAAGAAATACACCATACTTGCGCTATGGCAAGAGAACAAGAAATTAAAAAAGGTATGGATAGCGCACAGATAACAGGTTCAACATCAAGTTATGCCAGGAAATATGCTTTAAATGCTTTATTTGCTATTGATGATGTAAAAGACCCAGATGCAACAAACAAACACGAAGACGAAACAAAAAACAATGAAATATCGCCAGATAAAACAGTATGCCCTAAATGCGGAAAAAAGACTACTCAAGGCGCATTAACAAGCTGGGGTATGTGTGGCGATTGTTATAGAGCAAGCAAAAAGGAGGACAAGAATGCAATTAAGTAAGAAAGATTTAGCAGATAAGTATTTAGAATTGAAAGAGGGTTTATTAAAAGAGTCATTATTTACACTAGAACAAAAAGATATGTATTTACTAGGATGGCTTGATTGCGCATTATATGTAATGAGAAAAGAGGATATAAATGACTAAACAAGAATTAATCGGAACTAAAACACAAAGACAAGCTAGAATAGGCGGAAGTGAATTTGCTACCGTTATGGATATTAATCCGTACAAAAAAAGAATTGAACTTGTACTTGAAAAAGCTGGCGTAATTGCTAACACTTTTGAAGGTAACGAAGCCACCAGAAGGGGTGAATTTTTAGAGAATGACATTATAGCAAAATTTGAGGATGCAACAGGATTAACAGTTTCTAATGAACAACAAGAATTTATTATTGAACCAAATGATTGCTTGCCCCTTGTATGCCACGTTGACGGCATAACATCAGATGATGCGGTATTTGAAGCAAAGACTACTGATATTAAATCAAAAACTTGGCAGAATGGTATTTCAGAATATTACAAAGCACAACTAGAATTTAATTGTAAACTTGCAAATAAACAAAAAGCATATATAGCTGTTGGATATTGCGACGGTAACGAAATAGTTAAATTTGAGTATTACAAGTATAAGCCAGAAAAGCCAATGTCCGAAATTGTAGGTGAATGCCAAAAATTTACAAATGACGTTGAAATATATAAAAGTTATGGCGTAGTGAATAACGGTTTAATCCTTAAAAGCAAAATAGATAATAATTTAATTGAAGAGCTGGAAAGCATCAACGAAACAATTTCAAATTTAAAACAAAAAATAAAACCGTACGAAGAGCAAAAAAAATTAATCGAGGCAAAATTAAAAGAACAGATAGGTGATAACTGGGGCATAGAAAACGATTTATACAAAATAACAATGTCTAACAGAATAACCGCTCCCAGTTATGAATATAAAATCAGCAGAAGTGGATTAAAGATTGAAAGAAAAGAGGTTTGAAATGAAAAATAATCAATTTAGAGCGTACTTAGATAAGTACATTAAAAAGACTTGGAATAATACAACCGTTTTGACAGTTGATAAAGATAGCATTACAAGGGTAGTTTATATTTATACAAATATGAAAAATAAATATTTTGGCGAATGTCTTGGAAGCATAGTTTTTTATTTTATGAATGAGGGTTTAAATATTTCATATAGTAAAGATAATAACAGAGTATGTAAATTAAGTAACCAAAAAGCCAGTAAACAATTTGACTATTGCGAATTAAAACAAGCAAAAGAATTTATACAAGAAGCATTGCGTTATTTCATAGAAGGAGAATAAAATGGAATTTGAAGAATTAAAAGCTAATTTAGAAATGTTTTGTGGTTTTTTATCACAAGACCCCCAGATAAGATATTTCGAAAGCGGAAAATGCAAAACTATATTTGCAATTCCTTTAAAGAAAAATAAGGAAGATGAATCAAAATGGCTTAATTGCGAATGTTGGGGTAAAGTTGCAGAAAAAGTATCAGAAAATTACAAAAAAGGTGATGAAGTAATTGTTTTGGGATATTTTAAGGAAGAAGATTATCAAGATAAAACTGGTGTAACTAAAACTAAAATAACTTTTGTGGTTAAAGGAATAATATAATGAGTGAAGATTTTATTACCTTTGAGCAAGAACTTTTGAACACTTCCAGAGAAGCGATTGAATTTTCAAAAATGTATCTGGATGCAAGGAAAAACAGTTCTCATTGTTTTAATCAATTACAGATATTGATACAGAAAGCGAATTTACACACCAGCAAGAAATCGCCAGAAAATAAAATCATTGAATTATTGGCAGATAAAACCTATGGTGATAAAGCTAGATAATTAAATGAGGATTTGCATAATTACGAAAGCACATACAAAGGTCTTGAGTTAGTTGTTAAGTCTTATTTAGCGCATTGTTCAGCGTTGCAATCAGTGATTAAAACGCAGATTAGCGCAGAAATCAATGAGAATGTAAAGGCAAAGTATGGAAGGACAGAAGGTGCGTAAATCTCATTATTTAGAAAACGGATTGTATTTAGATACAACTACTGGAAAGACTTATAAACCAATCGGCAGATGTTGTATTTGTGGCGCAGAGTACGGAATACAGATACACCACTATATTGAGCAGCAAAGATGTAAACTTGATTTACAATCGAAAAAGACCAGAACACCAAAAACATTAACTCAAGAGCAAATAAACGAAAAGCAAAAACTCTTTGAAGTATGTTCTATATGCCATAATGCAATTCATAATTTAACAGATAAGCAATTTAAAAATTTATTTAATTTAAACCGATGTGATTATTTATACAAATAAAGTATTTACAAATAAATTAATTTATTATAAAATAAAACAAGAAAAGAGGTATAAAATGGCGCAAGTGGATATGTGGGGGAATAAAGTAGAAATAAATAATCTTTTAAAAGATAGATATGTAGAGCCACCATTTTCAATATTAGATGCAAAAAGTGATAGATGGCAAAGAAGAAAAAGAAAATGGAAAGCATTAGGAATACAAAGTGAGTTAGGAAGAGATGCTACAACATATAGTTTTCAAGAAAGTTTTAAAAAATATGGAAAAGAAAATTTGCCTAGCGATACAAGTATTTTTGACCCTACACTATGCGAGGTATTGTATAAATGGTTTGCTCCAGAGGGGTGTAAAATATTAGACCCTTTTGCTGGTGGCAGCGTAAGGGGAATAATAGCACACTATTTGGGATATAAATACACAGGCATAGATATTAGACAAGAGCAAATTGATAGCAATTATGAGCAAGCTAGAAAAATGCTAGCAAGCGATAATCAGCCAGAATGGATAGTTGGAGATAGTAATATAGTCTTAGATAGCATCGAAAAAGAATATGATTTTGTTTTTAGTTGTCCACCGTATGGTGATTTAGAAGTGTATAGCGAATTAGAGGGCGATATTAGTAATATGAGTTATAGTGATTTTATGGTGGCTTATAGCTCAATTATTAAAAAAAGTTGTAATTTATTAAAAAAAGATGGGTTAGCTTGCTTTGTGGTTGGCGAATTTAGAGATAAAAAAGGAAATTATGTTGGTTTTGTACCCGATACAATAAAAGCTTTTGTAAATGCCGGGTTAAGTTTTTATAACGAAGCTATTTTAGCAACACCTATTGGCTCGGCTATGCTTAGGGCAGATAATTGTATGAAAAATAAAAAATTAGTAAAAACGCATCAAAATATTCTAGTATTCAAAAAATAAAGGGGAAAAAATGATAAAAGTAAAATTCGAGAATAATGAAAATTTATTAAGAGTAATTAAAACCGTTGAAAGCGTGTTAGATGTAAATTCAAACGGAAATGTACTAAAATTTGTTAAACTTGCAAATATAAATAATAAGCTGCAAATAACCGCAATAAATCCAGTTGTGAAGTTAAATTATATAACAGATGTTAAGGAAATATCAGGCGATAGTGCATTGTATGACTACAAGAAACTGTCAGCTTTGCTAAATGTAATTAAAGGCGACGTTGTTATTGAAGACGGCAACATTAAAAGTAAAAAATGTGCGTATAAAATACCTTGTGAGGATGCTAATGATTATCCGAATGACGTATTGCCGGAGATTACAAATTTTACTAAATTTAATATGCAAGAATTGAGCAAAGCATTAGAGAGTACATTAACCGCAAGCGATAAACTAAGCAGCGGAATAATGTGCGGTGTGCATATCGGCGAAAATAAATTAATAGGATGCGACAGTAAAAGAGTAGCAATCGAAAGTATTAAAACAGACAAAAACATTGAAAATATTACTTTGCCAAAAGAACTAATAAAAGAAGTTTTACGGCTACCATTTAATAATGAGGTATTGATTACAGTATTTGGCGAAAAAATAATAATTTGTGATGAGAATATAACTATTTGTAGCTCAAGATTAGCGGAAAAATATCCAAAAGTTGAAGCGGTTATTCCAAAAGACATAAAAAATACAATCAAATTAAAAAATAGTGAATTATCGGATGCCCTAACAATGGTAAATCCTATTATCGACGATATAACAAAAGAGTGTTTCTTAGAATACAAAAATAATAAAATGGTAATCCGAGTAAATAACGGACTTGAAAGCGCAAAAACAAGTATAAATATCGAGAGTGATGCAGAAAATGAGATTAGTGCAAGATTTAATATTCAGTATTTAGTTGATATGCTTAAAGCAAATGGTGAAGAAATAACCGTAACTACATATAATGACAATATAGGTTATAAGTTTACAAGTGATGGCAATAGTTATCATTATATAATGCCTATGATTAATTAAAAAGTATTTACATATAAATATATTTATGTTAGAATATAAACAAAAATTTATCCTATAAAACCAATATATTATGCACGGTCATCTATAACTCCGTGATACAATTAGCAACTATACCGTGCATATTTTTTTAAAAAAGAGAGAACAGAGAATGAGTAAAAATTTAGTATTTGGCGAAAAGGCAAAGAACGCCACATTTAAACTATATAGCTGGGAGAAGGCATTAGTAAGAGCATATTTAAAATTAATTAGAGATAGAAAAAAGCAAGAGATAAGGAGTACAAAAAATGATGCAAGAAATCCAAAACGCAAAGGCAAAAAACTGGGCTAAATTAGTAGAAGACAGAGCAAATAAGCTATGCGAGATAAGACAAAATGATACAGACTTATTTGTGCAATTATTAAGTGGTGATATATTTAATGAGGCAGTAGACCAGATAGCATTAGAAATACAATCGGGATTATATGATGAAATGTTAATGCCAAGGGAGTACAATTTATAATGTTTTATACATTGGAACAATTAAAAACAAGATTAAAACGGTCGAAAAATTTTGTGGAACTTTGCGTATGCAGATTTGACATAAAAAAGGTAAGATTAAAAACTACTAATCAATTAGTTTACGACATTCCTAAAGAAAAAATGGAATTAATTGAGGATTTTAATATCAGCAGAAAGAGAATAAAAAATGCACACCGAAATAATAAATCTGATAAATGAAGTTGAATTTAAACTTGAGGCGTTGCCTGATAGCTATTTTATAGAATATTTTGAGCGGTATTTTTTACCAAAATTAAAAGACTTTATTAATAAAAGTATTTACAATAACGAAAATATAAACTAAAATAGAATTATGGAACTTAAACAAGCTAGCATATTTGGAAATTATATTAAAATCGGGCGAAAAAAAAGAAACACGCCCAGAAACAAAGACCCTGGGTTAAAAGATAAAATCCGATTGCTATATGGAATGTACGAAAAACTTTATGAGAAACAAAATGTAAAACTATTTGAAATAAGAGATTTTATAATTAAAAATAACATAGCAATATACCCAGATGACAGGCAAGCAGAACCAATCGAATTACAAAGATATACAATATATGATATAGACGAGCGAATTAACAGAATGCGAGAATATCTAATTGACACGTTTAGAAATTGAGTTAAGAGAATTATTAATTAAATATGGTATGGATATCTATGCTATACATATGATAATAGGACACAATAACAAGAATATACTTGAAATAGTATTTGAAGAACTGGGAGATGAAAATGGAAAAGACATTAGACAAAGTATTAGATGCTGAAAAGTTAAGGGAATTAATCGGCAAAAACGAAAAAGAGCTTGTACAAAATAAAATTATGGAGGCAGCAAAAAATTTCAAAAGAGAATTATATTTAAGAACGGATTTTAAATTGAGTGAAAACACAATCTATTATTTTAAGAACAACGGATTTAAAGTATTGATTGATTATGATGCGACAGTAACACCGTTCAAATATATGTACGAGATAAGCTGGAATTAAGGGGAGTAAAAATGCGGGAACAATTTGATAATTTAATTGTAAATCTTATGGTTATACAAGAGTTTAGCAAAGATATTCACTATACTTGCCACGGTGAAGGGTTTTTTGGCAAACATTTATTAGTGGATAAATTTAATTTCTTTGATGATATTGATTTAATAAAAGAGTGTTGTTTGCTTGGTAACGGTGATAGACCACTTAGCAGCAAAGAATACATTGAGCAAACAATGATTAAATTAGTTCCACCGAGTCTAAAAGATGATAAAGCAAATTTTGAACACCTGGGCGACAGAATATTTGAAGTATTAGAACAAATAGACCAGATGCAAGATTTATCAAGAGCAGATGAAAATGTAATAGGTGGCATAGCACAAAAGTTACAACAGTATAAAGGATTAATTAATTTGCAGTTAGCATAGGGGTAATTATGGCAATTAAATTTGACAAAAGAAACTACCGCAAACATAACGATAAAAATAAAGATTTAATTAAAAAATCATTAGAAGAGTGCGGAGCTGGCAGAAGTATTGTTATTGATAACGAAGACAATATCATAGCCGGCAACGGTATATACGAACAAGCGCAAAAACTAGGAATAAAAACCAAGGTAATAGAAACAGACGGCTCTGAATTAGTTGTCGTAAAACGTACTGATTTAGCAACAGAGGATGAAAAACGCAAACAATTAGCAGTTATGGATAATTCAACAAGCGATAGTTCGGAGTTTGATTTGGGTTTATTACAGGAAGATTTTGATATTGACCAGTTACAAGATTGGGGAATAGATGCTAACGAAAAATTAATAAGTAAATATACACGAAAAATATCTGTACCTATATATGAAATAACAGGCGAAGAACCCACAATAAAAGAAATGTTAGATACTAGCAGAGCAGATAAACTAATTAGTAAAATAAATGCTTTAAATATAGATAAAAATATTAAAGAATTTTTATTAAAAACAGCTACAAGATTATACGAGTTTAGATATGATAAAATAGCCGAGTTTTATGCACACCAAGATGAGCAAATTAAAGATGTTATGGAAGAGCTTGCATTAGTTATTATTGATTTTAAAAAGGGTATAGAACAGGGGTATATAGAATTAAATAATTTTATAGAAGAATGTTTCTTGTCGGAGAATAATATAGATGCATAAAAGTGCCACGTTTATATTTAGTTATAAAAGAGCAAACAAGGTTTTTACTTATGATGTATTAAAAAACACTAATTATAGGGGTGATATATATATTGTAGTAAGCGACGATGACCCTACAATTAGCGAGTATTTAGATAGGTTTAAAAACAATGTAATAATATTTTCTAAAGAAGATGCCAGAGAAATAACAGATTTATGTGATAACTGGGAAAATAGGAAACTTGTTGTATTTGCCAGGAACTATATATTTAAAATAGCGGAGCAAATGAAATTAGATTGTTTTTGCGTTTTAGATGATGATTATGATAGGTTTTTGTACAGAAGGTGCTTTGGTGATAAATTAAAGGGGTTTAAAGTACAAGACTCGGGCATAATTATTGAAAAATGCTTTAAATACTTGATGGCCGCTGATACATTAGATTGTTTTGCTTGGTGTCAGGATGGTGATTTTATTGGTGGAGCTGGCAGCTTTGAGGGTATAGGTGGCAAGAGAAAAATAATGAATACTTATTTTTTCAAAACAAATAGACCTATTAGGTTTAAAGGAAGTATTAATGAGGATTTAAATGCTAGTGTTTATGAGGGGCAAAGAGGTAAGGTATTTTTTACTATAAATGATGTAAGCATACACCAAATGATGACACAAACAAATTCTGGTGGACTTACAGATGCTTATTTAGATAGTGGCACGTATATAAAAAGTTTTTACAGTGTAATAGTAGCACCAAATTGTGTAAAGGTTAGTGCTATGGGCAATAAGGATTTAAGAATACATCATAAAGTAAGCTGGAATAATGCTTGCCCGAAGATAATTAGGGAAGAAATTAAGTATGGCAAACCACGAAAAGAATTTTAAACCTTTTAATACATTGAGCAGAGAGGATGCACAGAAAATAAGAAGTATGGGCGGTCACGCAAGAGCATCTAAAATAAAAGAGCGCAAAACAATGAGGGCTATGCTTGAGATGCTTATGGAAAAAGAAATAACAAACGCAAAAGGCGAAAAAGCTACTACACAAGAAGCAATAACGGTATCTTTAATAAAACAAGCATTAAAAGGAAATGTTAAGGCATTTGAGATAATAAGAGATACAATGGGCGAAAAACCAGACGCTCCAATTATAAACATAAATCAAGCAGTACAAGTAAATAAAAAAGACATAGATGATGCAGTAAATATAATAAATGAACTTAGATGATTTAATTGAAAAGTTAAATAATGAGGGTGTAAAACAAGCAATAGCAGAAATATGCAAAAAGGATTTTTTAAGCTATTTAATTGTAGTGTTTTATTTGATTAATAATTCAAAGTTTTTATTAAAAGACTTCCACCGATTAATTATAGAAAAATTACAAGCTGTTGTAAACGGTACAAATAAAAAAAGAAATTTAGCTTTATGCTTGCCAGTCGGTAGTGGAAAATCATTAATAATTGAGTATTTTATAACTTGGTGCTTTGCAAGGACAATTAATAATACATTCTGTTATACAAGCAATTCAGATAGGTTGATAAACAAACTATCAAAAGAATGTAAAGACATCATAGAAAACCCATACTGGCAATTATTATTCAATCATCCACTAAAAAAAGACGATAGGCAAAGAGTCAATTTTAGTTTTGAGGGTGCAAAAAATAGAACAGGATTGACCGCTGGAACAACCGGGGGTGCTATTACTGGTTTGGATGCTGGCAACCCGAATATTGAAGGATTTAGCGGTGCATTAATTATTGATGACCCCTTAGACGCTGGAAACGCAAGATACGAAAAAGCAAGAGAGGAAGTAATAACATATTATGATGAAAAACTTGCTACAAGGCGTAGAACACCAGATACGCCTACAATTCTAGTTATGCAAAGACTACATTTAGATGATTTAGTAGGTTGGATTGAGAAAAATGAGCCAGAACAATGGGAAATTTGTAAAGTACAAGCATTAAACGATAAAGGCGAGTCATTCTGGGAAGAGCGTTATCCAGCAAGCGAATTAAAACACATACAGACAATAAATGCTTTTAAGTTCCAAGCGCAATATCAACAAGAGCCAATAGCTTTGGGCGGTAGTGTAATCAAGAGCGAGTGGTTCGGGTATTATCCGATAAATGTTAAATTTGATTATAAAAAGATAGTAATTGCGGCAGATACCGCCATACAAGCAAAAGAACACAGTGATTATTCTTGCTTTTTGGTTGGTGGTGTAACACAAAACAATCATTTACATATATTACAAATGGCTCACGACAAATGGGAATACCCAGAGTTAAAAAGCGCAGCATTAAGTGTTTACAACAACTGGCAATTTGATAAATATACTACAAGCGCAAGTGCGTTTTATATTGAAGATAAAGCAAGCGGTCAGCAATTAATACAAGATTTTAAACGCCTTGGATTGCCTATAAGAGCAATAGAAGTAACAAAAGATAAATTAACAAGGGTTGAGGAAGTTTTAGACTATTTGGCAGCTGGATTAGTGATGCTACCAGAAAACAGAGCGTATGGAAATAATAATATATTCATATCGGAGTGCGAGGCATTTAGCAGAGATATGAGCCATAGCCACGACGATATTGTTGATGCATTAGTTCATTTAATTAATGCTACTTTGGCAAAAAAAAGTGTTTCAATTTTGGAGGTTTTATAATAAAATAAGGATAATAAAATAGGAGTAATAACTAAAATAAATGGCAATATTCAAAGATTTAACAGGGAAAAAATTTGGAAGATTAATGGTAATCAAATTATATAATAAAAAACAAATGTATAAGAATGGTAAAAAATGTGGCTTCGAATATTATTATTTATGCAGATGCGATTGCGGAAATGAAAAAGTAGTGAGAAGTTATGCATTAACAGAAAATATGACAAAGTCGTGCGGATGTTTGCACAAAGAAATAGTAAGAACAAAAACAAGAGAAAAAAACATAAAACACGGAATGTCTAAAAGCGATTTATATAAAAAATGGTCAGGAATGAAATCAAGATGCTATAACAAAAAAGAAAACAATTATCACATATATGGACAAAGAGGCATAAAGATTTGTGCTGAGTGGGTAAATAGCTTTGAAAGTTTTTATAAATGGGCGATTGAAAATGGATATAAAAAAGAATTAAGTATAGATAGAATAAATGTAAATGGAAATTATGAACCAAGTAATTGTAGGTGGGTAACTTGGCAACAACAACAAAATAATAAAAGAACAAACCATTTTTTAGAATACAATGGACAAAAACACACAATAGCGGAATGGTCAAAAATAACAGGAATAAAAAGGCAAACTATATGGGCTAGAATAAATAATAGTAAATGGACAGTAGAAGAGGCATTAACAAAAGAAGTATTATGATTAAATTTATTTTCTTTTTATTATTGATTTATATATCGTTTGTATTTATGTTGTGGGAGGACAAAAAATAATTACAATTAGCAAAGTTAAAAAAGTTTAAACCCTCTATACTCTTTATGTCTATTTAATTTCTAGTACGGTAATCCGTGCTATTTTTTTAAATTACAAAAACCTAGGAAACTATGAAACCTAGGTTTTTATATTCCATCAGAGTGATGAAAGGAGGGCAACTTATATGTCAGAAGGGTAAGCCATTTTAGGGAAGCAAAACAAGATGTGCGGTCTTGATGCCAGAACCTTGCTTACCACTAATAAATAAATTATAACATAAATAGTGTATAATTAAACTAAAAAGGATGTTTTATGTCAAAAAATAAGAATAAGCAACAAAGAACAAACACTGTTACAAATGGATTAAATAATGTTATTGAAGTTGATAAAAGTTCAATAGCAAATTATGGGGAGATTGCGCAAGCTGCAAATTATGGGTTGTTAACACTTCAACCTAATGTATTAACTAACACATATAAAAACAATTCCTTTGCGCAATTAGCGGTGGATTTACCAGTTCAAGATGCGTTCAGGGATGGCGGATTTACAATAGATAGTCAAACATTATCAGCGGATGAGTTATTGCAATTAAATGAATTAATTGAGGATAAAGGCGATAGGCAAATAATAAAAGACGTTGCACGCTGGGGCAGATTATTTGGCGGTGGTGCATTACTGATTAAAACAGGCGGTGATAAGGTACAAAAAATACCGTTAAACATAGAAACTCTTTACGATAAAGATGTGGAGTTTCTGGCTAGTGATAGATGGCAGTGTACACCACTAGGAAGTTCTGTATATAGTGCAGAGCAATTTTTATTGCAAGATTTAACAACAAAGCAAGATACAATAGTGCTTGATAAATCACGATTAAAATTGTTTATTCCTAAAATAGAGCCATACTATATTAGAAATCAATTACAAGGTTGGGGTGCTAGTATATTTGAAGCAATAATACCATCTTTATCGCAATACATAAAAGCTAATAATGTAATATTAGAATTATTAGATGAAGCTAAAATCGACATATTAAAAATATTCGGCTTATCAGATATATTAATGAGTGCAGACGGTGAAGCAGCCGTTAAAAAGCGTTTAAGAATATTTTCAGAGCAAAAGAATTTTCAATCAGTAGGTGCAATGGACTCAAAAGATGATTATGTACAAAAGCAGTTAAGTTTTGGTTCATTAGACCAGATGATAGAAAAAATAATGCTTTTAATATGCTCGGCGTTGCGCATTCCTTATTCAAAGGTATTTGGCAAAGGTGCAAGCGGTTTTTCAAGCGGTGAAGATGACCTTGAAAATTACAATGGAATGGTAATGAGTACAATTAGAGAGCCACTTTTAC